TGGACGTTGAGTTTGACGACAGCGTGGTGTGGGACGCCATTGAGGATTCGGTCAACGACGCTGCCCGTGAGGCGGTGGATAACGGCGCATGGGATGCCGTGTGTGGTGACGTTGAGGCCATGATTGACGACAGAGCCTCAAGCACCAACATGGAGGCTGTGGACGAGCATCTGTACGGCCTGCTGAACCAGTTGGCTTCACGTACCCGTGCTGGTGACAACCTGTGTAATCTGGGTACAGCCGCACGGGATGCGATTGTTGCCGTTGTCAAGAAGGCCAACGAGAACACACCCGAGGGCCAGTCCGTGCAGGTCACGACCGATCATGTCGATCAGGTGCGTGTAGATCAGGACTTGGACGTACAGCATCGCATCGCCACCCTAGAGCGGCAGGTCAAGGCCCTGTTGGCGGCAATCAGCGACATGGGTGAGCGTGCAGCGTCAGTAACCCCGGACTCCGTGGTCTGACATGACCGCCCTAGCCACGGAGCATCAGTTGCTCTTGGATAAGTACGGGGAATGCACAACCGTTACACCATGCACGCACATGGACTCCCTCCACGTCAACGACTTTGCGTTGGAGATGGTGGTCTTCTTTGCGGGAATGGTGTTAGCGGTTGTTGCGATGGAGGTTGTCCGGCGTGTGCGAGCACGTCGGGCAGCCAACTGGTACAAAGATTACTTGAAGTCCCTGCGGAGCCTCCGTAGGGATCCGACTAGCGCAGGAGGTGCGCATGACCAGAACAATCACAGATAATACAGGCGAAGGTGAACACAACTGGATAACCCAGTTGCGTAACCAGATTGAGAATGTTCCCACCAGCGATGGTGTGGTTGTGGAGGATCTACCTCCGCAGGCAACGGGTCAGTTTGATCCGTGGACCGTGCAGGGTTGTGCCGCAGCAATAGGGGCCGACTTTGACGTTCTGTACGTTCCATCTGGGTACGTTCACCCCGCTACCGGGGAACACATTGTTCCCGTTTACCCTAAGGGCACCTACAAGGGTGATCCCGCTGACCAGTACCTGTTGCGTTCGGACACGCATGAGGTAATCGGCAACATGTCCGGTCGGTACCCCGAGCGTGAAGGATACAAGCACGTATTCGACACGTTGGAGGAACTGTTCCCTCGTTCCTGTGAGACAGTAACTGTCTACGGCAAGGGCGAGAGGGTTGTTGTGCAGCAGGTGTTGGATGATCCGGTGGACTTGGGTGGAGGCGACTTCATTCAGCCGTACATCTACACTCGCATGTCGTTGAACGGCACGTGGAAGACGGAGATCATTCCGGTAACCCAACGCCTCGCATGTGAGAACATGCTGGGGTTCGGCGGCCAGTTGATCGGTGTCCGTGCCACGAAGAATCACGACACGTTGCTCACGATGCGTTCCAGCGTCATTGAGTTGGCGATGGCTCAGAGCCAGACGTTGCAGAACATGGCTCGTATCCTGACAGATCAGGACTTCACGGATGGCATGTTCACGGAGATGCTGGACATAGTGATTCCTCGCCCGAAGGAGGATGCACACCACAAGACGGAGACTGCGATCTTCGCCAAGCGTGGTGCCTGTTGGAATGCGTGGAGGACCGAACAGGGGGACCACCCCACAGCATGGGGCGCATACAACGCCATGCAGGGTGCCGAACAGCATCGGATCAACACGGGTGGTAAGAGTACGGAGGCAGCCAAAGAGCGGGCGCTAGTGAAGGCGCTTGACGGCAATACTCCTATCGCTGATGCAGCGGAAAGGTACCTGCTGGACCTCGTACTTGTGGGTGCAGAGGAACCATTCTAGGCATCTAAGATAGGCAGATCCGGCGGTCGGGGGTTTCTCGAAACCTCCCAGCCTCCGGCTGCCACGCAGGGGTGCGTCTGCGTTACCAACGCACACCTTTCTCAACCATGCAGGAGGAAAGCATGAGTAGTAATACACGTATCGGGAGTCGTGCCCCGTCCACTTCGGTGGAGTTTATTGGGCCTAGAGAGGCTCAACTGTTGCTTGACAAGGCAGCACCGAATCGCAACATCAGCGACATGCTGGTGATGAAGTATGCGGTTGCGATGTTGGATGGCGACTGGCACAACATTGGGGATCCAATCCGCTTGGATGAGCGGGGTCGGCTTTCCGATGGGCAGCATCGGCTTTCTGCAATCGTGGAAAGTGAAACGGTGCAAGAGTTCACGGTTATGGATGGTGTGCCGTTTGAGCAGACCATCATGGCTGTGGACATGGGCCGTAAGCGTTCGATTGTGGACATTCTCACGATCATCTCTGACGACCCGGAGAACCACCGCCAGATCCACCATGTCAAGAACCTGCCTGCTATCGCAAGGCGTGTGCTGGCCTTTGACAAGGCTCAGGACACCAACGTCAACACGGAGTACGTGAAGTCGTTGTCGAATAAGCGCCTTGTGGATTACATCCTTTCCAATCAGAACACGTTGGAGGCCGGGGCACGAAGTGCGCATCGGGTTCGTAGTTATGCACCGATGTCCGCTGCGGGTATCGGTGCTGCGCATGTGATCTGTGCAAACTGGGGTGGGTGGAATCAGGCAGACGAGTTCCTGTCTGAGATATGCGAACCATCGCAGACGGAAGGTAATCCTGCATGGATGCTGAGGAATCAGGCCATGAAGGACACCGCCAAGCGCACGTTTAGTTGGACGAAAGATGCCCGACTGACTGCCGCTATGTACATCAAGGCATTCAATCACTATGTGGCAGGTACCTGTCCTCGCATCTTGGCCTTCAAGGCTCATGGTCCGAAGATGGAACCCTTCCCCACGGTGGAAGAGCCTTTCTAACCAATCGCGTGTGGGGGTGGGGTCGCAAACCCCTCCGCACCCCGCCCCCTCACGCTCTAACGCACAGGAGGTGCACATGTGGGTAACCACACTAGATGGTATGTATTCCATTGCAGATAAGGCAGCCGACAGGGAAGAGGATTTGTGTGTACGAACACGCGATGAGGCTTCGTTGTTGAGATTGCGAAACCGTGTTGTTGGGTTTGCGAAGACAAACGAAACAGGCGTGTACGTGAAGACCGGTCCAGAGGATGGTGTCATGTGGCACGGTCGCTTCTGGACCGGCAAGCGTAAAGCACACGCAGGCACAGACTATGAATGGCGGATGGACATTCCACGCAATCTGCTGAGTTCGTATCTCAGCCTGTGTGTGGATGACCTTGACTACTCAAACTTCAAGAACGCTTGTGAGCGCAAGTGGTATGACGTTTGCGATGAGGCGAGTGCCAGACGCAGGATGATGACGCTTACACAGATATGGGTGGCATGGGAGGGGTTGTGGCCGAGGGGTTTCAACTCGCAGGAGCAGCAGCAACGACCGGTGTTGACGATGATACACGGAGGTGCAAAAGATGGCTCTGACACCGCAGGGGTATGACCACACGTTCACTCGTGAAGAACTGATACGTGTTCGTAACCTGTTTGTAACAAAAGACACGGATCCGTCAGAAGAAACACCTGACTGTAACGAGCAGGTGTCGGATTCCGACGAGGACGAAGAGTAGACTCGGGGTACTCAGTACACGCCCCTCCCCTAAAGGGGGAGGGGCGATACTAAGTACAGGTAGGGAGAACCATGCAGTATCCGTTACACAAAGCAGAGGATGGCCGATGGGTCCATACGTGGGTTCGTCAGTCGTCCATCAAAACCTCAGACATGTGTCTGGAACGATGGCGCACCGATGTGTTCGGTCTTGTACGCGAGCCTATGAAGGATGCGTCCACGCTGGGCACCGTGTGTCATACGATTGCAGAAGACGTTTGCAACTCACTCATAGACGTAAACGATGGTCACGCTGACGCACCTATGGATCTTCAGTCGGCATTGGATGCGTTTGAGTACGAGTGGGAAGAAACCGTTGACAAGATTGAGGTGTGGAACTCGTACAATCCTGCGAGTGCCCACACGGCAGGTGTAGCAAAGGTTACGAACTGGTATGAGTTGGTGTTTCCCCTGCTGCAACCGTTGAAAACTGAACACACATTTGACGTTCCACTACTTGAAGACGATCAGAGAATAGTTCGGTTGACAGGCACGGTTGACCTAGTTGAAGCAGACCGGCTATGGGATTGGAAGTTCCCCGGCAAGGATTACACCCGTGACCGATGGCAGTACGAGCGTTGGGATGTTCAATCCATCGCCTACTGCTACGCATTGGGTATTCCCAACTTCTCATACGCGATCATGCACCCCAAAGGTGTAGGTCGTATGGACCTAACGCGTGGGCAGGAGCATTTCGACTGGCTACGCCAGAAGGTGTCGGCACTCTGCCGACTGTTGGAAACTCAAACGGGTCCATACCCGCTGGGTGACAACGGTTGGTGGTGTTCCGCTAAATGGTGCGAAAACTTCGCACGGTGCAAAGGTGCAACAATAGGAGGCACTTAGTTATGGCTTGGACGCCAATGAGTCCGCTAGAGCGGGCAAGTATAGAATCACAAGTCATTCTCAAGGTGGCGGTTGAACTCGCTGTCGCAGAGATTGGCAACGAACCCGACGGCGTGGCCGTCACGATGGCAATAGAGAACGCACGCGCTCTCGCTAAGGAACTACCCAACATCAAGAACATTCTCGTGAACCTGACAGAAGGGCATGAGATTGCAATAGCACCCGGTCAAGACACGACCCCTAGTGCGGTTCCAGAGATGACCGCTGCGGTTGCTGCCGTTCAGGATGCGTTCCCCGGTGCAACGGCGGCTCCAGCCTCCGGTCGCACCGATGGATTGCCTTCTAGGTACGTGGACGATCAGGAATACATTCAGGTGTTGGCTATCTGGAACGCTGAACGGACGGGTGGCGTGCAGTTCGCCAGCCAAGAGTCCATGTTCCTGTGCAATCAGGCCATCCGCAAGTTGTTCGCTGATGGGCAGCGCAACTTCCCCAACAACTACTGGGCGGAAGCCTTGCAGGGGGAACCGATCCCGATCACCAAGAATGGCAAGTGCGGGCTTGGGGACTTCAAGGTCAAGAAGGCGACTTGCATAAACGCCGATGGGATCCCCTACTTGGGGGCAGGAGAGGGCAACCATCCCCTCGCCAACAAGAGCGGGTACTTCGCCGCTCTGGTGAAACTCAAGAACGGATTCGGGTGGAAGGACCGCCCGGATCCGATTGATCCCCACAACTGGCTGAGTCAGGTAAGTGCCTGAGGAACTCAGTCTGGAGGAAGCACTAAGGCGCGTGGCCGGAGCGGGATCACCTTCCGCTCCGGCCCCTCCCCCCTCGGAGCCTCCAGCACGAATAGAGGGAATCTCTGCCGCAGACCTGCAAAGGCTGTTCACCCCGAAGAAGGAACAGGTCCGGCGTATGCGCCACGACCTGCGTTCAGGTAGTGAGTGGTCTTTCGGTGTACGCGTATTCGATGAAGCCACCTTGGGTGGCGCTCGTGGCGGACAACTCGTAACCATCATTGGTAGGTCGCATACAGGTAAGACCCTGCTGGCGCTGAACATGGTGGCTCGCAACCGTCAGCATCGCACCCTGTGGGTTTCACCCGATGAAACCGAAACAATGTTCTGGGGTCGGTACGCAGCCATCCGCATGGAGATCGACCAGAAGGATTGGGTGGGGCGACTCATCCGCGACGATCCCGTAGCGTGGGAACGTGTCGAACAACTAATGCGTGACGAAACCAATCTACACTTTGAGTCCACAGGTATGACCGTGGACGATATCGACAAGGCTATGCGTATCGCATCAGTAGAACTGTGGGATGGGCAGCGACCTGAGGTGCTGGTGTACGACTACTTGGAGTTGATCCGGGGCGGTGGTGCTGGCGATGCAGCCAGCGTGCAGGCTAAGATCGAATCGTTCAAGCAGTTGGTGTCGGACTGGCGTGTTGTAGGCGTGATCCTGCATCAGTCTGGCCGGGGTTCAGGGAACCGTGGCCGTGCTGGTGGGATTGAGGCCGGACGGTACGCATCCACTAGCGAAAGTCACTTCCTGATTGAAACGTGGCGCAGGTGGGATGACACCCAACTGGAGGAAGCCGACCGCAAGCACTATGAAACCGAAATAAGTGCGGGATTGTGGAAGAACAAGTCAGGTGACGGAGAGAAAGCAGAGGTGCATCTAACCATTGACAAGAGTGGGCGCTTGCTGGAACCCGGCATTGTGTGGGAGCAGATACGACTGGAAGAGTTCGATGAATGAGAACACAATCATCTCATTCCGTGACCTGTTCCTAGGGTTCCCCCTCGCCTATGGCACGGACGAAGGCGGTTGCCGATGGGCAGACGTTGACTCCATGTGGGAGAAGCACCTTTCTGGCGAAGAGATGATCGGGATTTACCCGATGGTCTATGACCCACACTTCACTCAAGGTGGTCCTGATTCGTGGACGGAAGGGCCGGATAATCACCGTTATTATGTGGAGATGGATCCCGACTTGTGGATGTGCAAGTGGGGATCCATAGACATAGACGATGGCGAAGACTCCCTCATTATCGCTCGCAACACCCAAACAATCTTTCAGGCAATGGATATCGAAGCGTGGCCTGAGAGGTCACGCAGCAAGGGCTATCACCTGTGGATCTTCACCGAAGAGTGGGTGCGTGCGTCGGTAATCCGTCGTGCTATGCACGCTGCCTTGGATCTGGCGGAAGCCTCGTATGACGCTGTGTATCCGAAACAGGATTCGTTGGAGGGGCCACCCGGCAACTACATGCGCTTGCCGTATGGTGGGAAACGCCCTAAGGACAGGCAGGAAATGGTCGATCCTTGCGGAATGATTCCTTCCGTGGATGAGTTCCTTCATTTTGCGGAACTAGCCAGAACGCCTACAGCAAACTTGGAACGCGCTGCTGCGCTGTACAAAGACCCCACACCCGTGGTGCCAGACCTGCCCCCGAAGCGGGACTACAGCAAAGAACCGTTGATGACCGTAGACGGCACACGCCTGCGTGGGCTACCGTCGGAGATGTTCAAGAACGGTCCCGTGCCGTACTACAAGGGCACTCACGGTGCTGGCAAGGGACGGCACGGCTTCCTGAACCGATTCGCTCGTGCAATGTTTGAAACCGGCTATACTCGTTCCGATGTCCTATCATGGACTAAAGACCTAGACTCACGACTGGGAGATTGGTACGACGATGGGCCAAAGTTCACGGGCAGGCAAGACTGCGAAAGACAAATCAACCGACTCGTCAGCGACGCCGAACGCAAAGCCTCCCGATGAGTTCTCGTTCGTCGTACCCGGAAGGCCACAGCCCAAGGGTCGTCCCCGAATGTCGCGGAAGGGTCGCGTTTACACTCCGAAGGAAACCGTTGAAGCGGAGAAAGCATACGCTCAAGCGGTTGATGATAACCCGCCGGTCTTTGAGGGACCGGTTTCGGTGGAGATGACATTTTGCGAAGAAGCAACATACGTCATTGTCCGCTCCTTGACGCAATGGCAGACACCACTACGTGGAGATTTGGACAACTACGTCAAACTATGCCTAGATGGGTGCCAGCGTGCGGGCATCATCCCGAACGACCGGCTTGTGGTACAACTGAAAGCGAGCAAAGAATGATCCTCGTTGAACTGTACCCGTGGGAGTACGAATGGGCGCTGCATGTAGGCGCACGTCGCTTCATTGAGAACTGGGGTAAGGCTGATGCACGCCATTATGACAAGAAACGCATGGAGGACGACCGCACCGCGCAGGCTGCCGCGTGCGCGGGCGAGTTGGCCGTTGCGAAACTAACCAACCAGTATTGGGGTGGTCATGTGTGGCCCGGTAACCGTCACGAAGAGTTCAAGGGCATGGCGGA